AGGATCTAAAAAAGGATCTAAAAAATCCAAAGGTTCTAAACGTGTCATGAAACAACAAATGGGTGGTAAAAAATCAAAAGGATCTAAAAAAGGATCTAAAAAATCCAAAGGTTCTAAACGTGTCATGAAACCACAAATGAATGGTAAAAAATCAAAAGGATCTAAAAAAGGATCTAAAAAATCCAAAGGTTCTAAACGTGTCATGAAACCACAAATGGGTGGTAAAAAATCAAAAGGATCTAAAAAAGGATCTAAAAAAGGATCTAAAAAAGGATCTAAAAAAGGATCTAAAAAATCCAAAGGTTCTAAACGTGTCATGAAACCACAAATGGGTGGTAAAAAATCAAAAGGATCATATGGTTCCAAAAGTTCTACTGCTACAAAATCAAAATCAAAAAAAGGTAAACGTGCTGTCAAAGCAATGTAAATTATTTAACTAAATCAATATAGACGACATAAACACATTTTATATGCAACATTATTATTTTATTATACAATTAATAATAAAATAAGAAATGGGAAATGTTTTCGATTTATTCTACTTTTTTTATCAATATTACGACGATGAATATTATTATCAAAATAATGTTGATCAAAATAATGATAATCAAAATAATGATAATCAAAATAATGATAATCAAAATAATGATAATCAAAATAACGTTGATCAAAATAATGTTGATCAAAATAATATTTATGATAAATTAGATGGACTGTATAGTAAGTTAATTATGCCATAACTTCATTAAATCCATTAAACCAAACAATACATATTTTATCATAAAATTCTTCAAATGTTTTATAATCAGATGGATAAATTTCTTTAAAAATTTTCATTTTTATTTTAACTCCAAAGTTAAATGTAAACTTTTTTTCATTAAACATTTGTTCTTTATTTTTTGTGATGATTATTTGAACAGGTAACTTTTTGTATTCATATGTCGATTTAAGTAATCCAGGTTTAATTGTACTTTTTGTATGTTCTATGATTTCTAAAATTGTATGTTGCTAAAAACATGGACAAATATAGATATCTCCAAGGAGATATCTATATTTGTCCATGTTTTTAGCAACATACAAAATATTCAATATATTCAAATTATATTATATTATAAAAAAATTTGAATAATAAGTTATTTAAATACTTAATTATGATATATATCATATAATATTTATTATAATGTCTAATACTACTAAAACAACAAAAAAAGCAACCAAAGCTCATACTGTCAATATTAGCGCTGATGGCAAAAAAACGATTGAAGAAAAATACAAATCTATGTCGCAAGAACAACATATTTTGGCAAGACCAGATACATATGTTGGTGACATCCAACCTCAAGTTGAAGCAATGTTTGTATTTGATGATACAATAAATAAAATTTCCAAAAAAAATATCACATATGTTCCAGGTTTATATAAAATTGTTGATGAAATATTAGTTAATGCACGCGATCAAAGCGAAGTTGACAAAACATGTGACACAATTATGGTTTCAATTGATAATCAAATAGGAGAAATAACAATATATAATAATGGCAGAGGTATAGATGTTGCAATTCATGCAGAACATAATATTTATGTTCCAGAAATGATATTTGGTAAATTATTAACTTCAACTAATTATGATGATGAAGAACAACGAACAACTGGTGGACGTAATGGTTATGGTGCAAAATTAACAAATTTATTTTCATCAAAATTCACTGTTGAAACGGTTGACTTTAATAGAAAAATTAAATTTTATCAAGAATTCTATGATAACATGTCCAGAAGATCTAATCCTGTTATTGAAAAATTAAAAACTTGTAAATCAGGATACGTAAAAATCTCATTTGTTCCAGATTTTAAAAAATTTAAAATTGTAAATCTTAATACCGATATGATATCCTTAATTAAAAAAAGAGTTTATGATTTAGCAGGAGTTTCAAATAAATGTAAAGTTTATTATAATGATGTTAAAATAGAATGTCGTAATTTTGAACAATATGTACAACTTTACCATTTCGAAGGTATGATAGAAAAAGAAAAAGAAAAAAATGATAATGAGTCAAATGATGAAAATAATAACGATGATGAAGAAAATGACGATGCATTTAAACTATTTTATGAATCTGTTAATGATAATTGGGAAGTAGGATTTATGTATGCACCGGACTGTGGTAATGAACAAATTTCATTTGTAAATGGAATTTGTACTTATCATGGTGGAACTCATGTTAATTATATTAATGATATGATTGTTAATAAATTAAAGGAATTAGTATTAAAGAAACATAAAGATGTTACTATTAAACCAAATCAAATCAAAGATAATTTAATTGTCTTCATTAAATCAACCATTATAAATCCAGCATTTACCAGTCAAACAAAAGAAACATTAAAAACTAAAGTGTCTGAATTTGGCTCAAAATGTGAAATCAAAGATAAAACATTAACTAAATTTTCTAAATCAGGTATCCTTAATCAAGTTGTAACTTTGATCAAATTAAAAGAACAAGCCGTTCTAAAAAAAACAGACGGTAAAAAAATAACTCGTATTGTTGGTATTCCTAAATTAGAAGACGCCAATAAAGCAGGATCCAAAGACAGTCAAAAATGTAAACTCATTCTAACCGAAGGAGATTCAGCCAAAGCATTAGCAATGAGTGGTCGATCTGTAGTTGGATCTGATTATTTTGGTGTATTTCCTCTCAAAGGTAAACTATTAAATGTTCGTGAAGCAACCGCCAAACAATTATTGGAAAATGAAGAAATTTGTAATATTAAAAAAATTATGGGATTACAACATGAAAAAGTATATGATGATTTATCGTCATTACGTTATGGTGGAATTGTATTAATGACTGACCAAGATAGTGTAACAGGTGATACACCAATCACATTAAAAAATGGTTCAGGAGAAATAGAAATTCGTACTATTGATGATATATGTGATCAAAATTTATTTCAACATGAAAATAACACATTATATGATGAAAATATTACGATTATTCATCAAAAAGAATATGGTGTTGTTAATAATTACCAATCGTGGACTGATTCAGGATGGACTAAAATTAATCGTATTATGAGACATAAAGTTAAAAAAAATATTTATCGAGTCATTACTAGTTTAGGTTGTGTGGATGTAACAGAAAATCATTCATTGTTAGATGAAAATGGAAAAGAAATATCACCAATAAACTGTAAAAAAGGTACTGTATTGATGCATCAAAAATGCAAAGAAAATAATTATTTTGATAAAAATATCATCAATAAATACAATATTGATTTTACCAAAAAACAAACTATTAATTGTGCTAATAAATTAGATGCACATAAAATCATTTTAATGTGTGAAAATAAAAATATCAATGTTGATCTTAATATTGTAAAAGACACGTATAAATTAAAATTAAATGGTTGTGTTCAAAATAATAAATGCAATCAAATCAAAAAAATAATTAATTTGGGTGCTACTGAACAATACGTATATGATTTAGAAACTGAAAATCATCATTTTCAAGCCGGTGTAGGATCTATGATTGTACACAACACAGACGGTTTTCATATCAAAGGATTATTATTAAATTTCATCCATTATTTCTGGCCTTCTTTATTAAATGTTCCTAATTTTGTAACATGTTTAACAACTCCTATTGTTAAAGCAACCAAAGGAAAAGAAGTAATTGAATTTTACAATTTACATGATTATGAAACTTGGAAAGCACAAGAACCCAAAGGTTATAGTATTAAATATTACAAAGGATTGGGTACTTCTACAGCTAAAGAAGCAAAAGAATATTTTACTAATCTTGAAAATAAATTAATTAATTATCTTGATGATAAAAAAGTACTTGGTGAAATTTTTGTTAAACAAGATAGTGATAATGAAGATGAAAATGAAGAAGATGATATTGTAGTTGAACAATCTAATGATTTAGATAATAATGTTGTAACTATTAAACAAAAATACCAGGATCCTTGTACAGAAGTCATTACATTAGCATTTGAAAAGAAAAGAGCAGATGACAGAAAGAAATGGATTTTACAGTATGATAAAAGTGTAATTTTAGATAATAAACAAAAGAAAGTTGCAGTTGGAGATTTCATTAACAAAGAATTGATTCACTTTTCAAATGAAGATAATAATCGTTCAATTCCATCAATGTGTGACGGATTAAAACCAAGTCAAAGAAAAGTGTTGTATGGTGCTATTGAAAAGAAATTAAATAGTAGATCTAATGAAATTCGTGTTGCACAATTAGCTGGTTATGTATCTGAAAAAACATGTTATCATCACGGTGAAGCAAGTTTAAATGGTACCATCGTTGGTATGGCTCAAAATTATGTCGGATCTAATAATATTAATCTGCTATATCCATCCGGACAGATGGGCACTCGTCTTGTTGGAGGAAAAGATGCAGCCAGTCCAAGATATATCCATACCTATTTAGCAGAATTAACTAAATTAATATTTAGACCAGAAGATAGTCCAATTCTTAATTATTTAAATGACGATGGAGTTGAAATTGAACCTGAATTTTTTGTACCAATTATTCCGATGGTATTAGTAAATGGTACAGAAGGAATTGGTACAGGATTTAGTACTAAGGTACCATGTTTTAATCCATTAATTGTAATTGACAATTTATTATCAATGATTAAAGATGAAGCAGTCAAAGGTATGATTCCGTGGTATAAAAACTTCAAAGGTAAAGTACATCGTATTCCAGATAAACCACAAAATTTTATGATTTATGGTTGTTATGATAAAGTAGATGATACTCATGTTAGAATCACAGAATTACCTATTGGAACATGGACAACTGATTATAAAGCTTATTTAGATAAATTAGAAACCACCAAAGTAATCAAAAGTTATACGCCAAATAACACTGAAGAAACAGTTGACATTTTAATTGAATTCTATGAAGATAATTTAACGAAAATTATTGAAAACAATAGTTTGTATACTAAATTAGGATTAATTACCAAAAAATCTATTACAAATATGCATCTCTATGATGAAACCGGTAATATTAAAAAATATAACTCACCTATAGAAATTTTAGAAGATTTTTATAATGTACGTCTTGATTATTATGAAAAACGAAAGAAATACATTATTGATAAATTAACTAAAGAACTCAATATTTTGAATTATAAAATGAAGTTTATTAATGATGTACTTAATAAAGTAATTATTATCGAACGCAAAAGAAAACAAGAAATTATTAACAAATTAATTGAACTTGAATATCCACAATTAACAGATGGAGATAAAAATGAATCATATGATTATTTAATTGGAATGCCCTTGTATAATCTAACATTAGAAAAAATAGCAGAATTCGAAAATAAATGTAAAAATAAAGAACAAGAATTGGTAAATGTTAGAACAACTAGTTTAGAAAATATGTGGTCAAATGAACTAACTGAACTTAGAGTTGCATATGTTGCATGGTTAGAAGCTAATAAAATTAGTGTAGCAGAAGTAACTGTCACAAAAACTAGTAAAGCTAATAAAACACAAAAATCAGTTGCGAAACCTAAAACAGTAGCCAAACCAAAGAAAGCTGGTTCATCCGGTTCAATTGAAATATAAAAAATTGAATATTAAAAAGATTTATTTTATGATTAATTAATTCATACTATATATTATAAATATGACCACTAAGTGTTATAATCCACCGTTATAACTATATTCATGACACCATTATTTGACAAAAGTGTTATTAATACCACTTTAACATACGTTAGTATAATTCCACTTATTATTAGTGTAGTGTGTAATAAATTAATAGTCGATCCAAAATACTTTTTTTAATGATTTACCTACTAATTATGATACAATCAATAATCCATTACAAGACAATATTAATCTTTAATCTTATTTATGGCAAATGATTATTATATTTTATAAAAAAGGCACGTTAATCATTTAAAACATATTATTAATCCTTGATCATATTGGTATAAAAATTGAATATTTTTTTTTAATAAAATATTTATTTCAATAATTATTATTAAATTTCATTATGACACATAATACATATCAACAAAATGTTTATCAACAATTACTTAATTCTAATGTTAACTTTGTTGATAAAACAATTTTAGATATTGGATCTAGAGACGGTATTAATTGTATATCAATGATTAAATTAGGCGCAAAACATATTATAGGTGTAGATTTGGATGACACTAAATTTTCAACAATAAATGAGCATGTTGAAAAAAACAAAATAGAATTAATTAAAGCAAATGTATTAGATATAAATGGTAAATATGATATAATTACATGTTTTTTATGGAATATTTGTTTACCTGATTATGATAGAATTATAAATAAAATTAAAACACTTGTTAATCAAAATGGTTTAATTTTAATTGGAATACATGATGAATTATATAAGTATGGATATGATAATATTCCAAATACAGGATCAGTAATTGAATTAGTTGCGAAAAATTTTAATTATTATAGTATATTGGATATGAATGATAGTTATCAATGGATTATTAAAATATCCGCATAATAATAAAAATTGAATATTTTTTGTTTATATTTTATTAAATGAATATTTATATACAAATAAAATATACACATGTATATTAAAATATTCTATAACAAATTCGCAATGAACAATAAATACTATCAATTGTTACCTAAACATACATTTGATACTGGAGTAAATGCAATTGTTACATTATGTGATTTAATATGTTCAGATGGTACAATTAAAGAAGTTGTTGTTAAAAAATTTCATGACAAAAATAATTTTATTCATGAAAAAAGGATTGTCACTAAAATAAGTCAAACATATGAAACCAACAATAAAACATTTTATCATGAGATATTGTATTGTGACAATTTAAATAATATATTAATATATGATTATTTTGGCGAAACACTCATTGATTACGATACTAAACAATTATCATTAGTTGGCAAATTAAAACTATTTCGTGATCTTATAATTTTAACTATGGAACTCGCTGATTTGGATATCATACATAATGACATCAAAACTTGTAATATCGCTATTGATAAAAAAAGTGGTAAAGCCGTTTTTATTGATTATGGTATTAGTCAATTTATTTTTGATGATTTCTATAGCGGTATACAATTTGATACTACATTATGGTCCGGAAGTCCTGAATATTTTTTGGTAAATAAAATGTTAAAAAGTACAGGTTGTATGTTAGATGATTATATTGTTGAAATGTATAAGAAATCACAAATTTTTCCATTGGCTGGAATATTAATTGGACTTATTATGAACGATATCAATATATATTTTAAAATAATTTATGAATTCATTAAATTTTCAGGTGAAAATGATGAAGAAGCATTTACAAGATTTAAAAATTTTGATTACACATCTAATGATAAATTAAAAATGGCTGTAAATTGTACACTATCATATGTAGAACGATATATTCAAAGACATAATATAGATAATCATGTATATGAACTTATTTTTGATATGTTAAATTTAAATTATATGGAAAGAATTGATTATGATGAAATATTAAAAAAAATAGATGATATCATTTTCAAAGAAAAAAAGATTTTAATTATAAATGATTTATTATAATAAATAATTATTATAATAAATGATTTATTATAATAATTATTTATTATAATAAATCATTTATAATTTATTATAATAAATAATTATTCTCAAAAAAAATTAACACCTTTGATTTATATTTTAACCATTTATCTTTGGAACCATGCTTTTTCATAAATTTATTATATGCTAATTCATCATAATTTATTTCACCTAATTTATATTCATTTAACCATAATTTTGCAAATTGTTTATAAGTAATCAATTTATTTTCCATCCAGTATTTCTTAATAATTTTTTGTGATATCGCACCAAAATAAAATTTGTCATCTGTTAACATTTTTAATATTTTTTTTATATTATTATCTGTTGTATTATATTGACCACAATAAATATAACTATTTATGTCTAAATTATCTGTTTTCTCATAATTTTGTATCTTCGATGAATAAATTACTTTATTACATCGATTATGTTCCAATTTATTTAAAATATTATTTATAATAAATTCTTTGTGTAAAATTTCAGATGTTTTTTTAATTGAACCGTTTTCCAATTCAATATATATATTATATTCGATATCATAGTTTTCACATATTTCTTTTAGTTGTGAAATATTAAGTACATATATATATTTTGCAATAATATCCATTAAATTATTATTTGATATTTTTTAATCTTTATTTTTACCAATAGATTATTTTTATTAAAATTTATTATTATTAAAAATTATTATTATAAAAATTTATTATTATTAAAAATTATTATTATAAAAATTTATTATTATTAAAAATTATTATTATAAAAATTT